GCTTTAGCTTCATCTGTTTTAAACTTTTCCCATTTTCCAGTTTCTGAATTAATAGCCCCAGTTCTTGACTCAATCTCTTTTAAAGTTTCGTCCATGCACATATTAAAGTCATATCCTAGTTCAATAATATTATCTTTACAAATAGTAAAAATAAGAGAATAATCAAATTCTGTTGCTGTTTCACTATCTAACATTAAATAAGCTTTTAGCAAAATAGATTTAAAACTCATATTTGCATTTTCTAGCCATATAGGAATATAACCCAACAAAGAAGATCCATTAATTGCAAAAATAATAGTATCACAATAAGCATCTATCTTTTCTTCTTCTGTTTTAGCCCTTAAAAACTCTACTCCTATTTCTTCAAAGAAAAAACTCATTTGAGTATTTAAATCAAACTCAAAACCTTGTGTTCTATCAAGACCTCTTTCTTTTCTCCACTTTTCTAATTTTTCTAAAATTTTTTCCATCACTTATCCTTATCATTATATTTAAAATTGTATAACCTAAACTCTTTAATCACTTTAGGCATTTCTTTTTTGTTCTTCTTTTCTTTACGCTTGTTTGCGTTTATTAGTCTTAATACTTCATTTAACATTGTTATCCTTTTAATCTATTTTGGCAAAATATGGAATAAGTGCAAACCATAGAAGCGTTAATGTTAGCCCAAACATAAAAGTAAGATATATGTCTGCTACAATTGACACTCCATATATTATCCAGCAATAAACTATGCCAACAAGTAGCCATAACGAAAATCCTTTTTCTAACATCTTACTACCCTCTAGCATCTAAAGTACCATCTTGATACTGTTTTATTTTATCAACATTAACAGACTCTAAAAAGCCTTTCATTCTTTCAGTTGCATTGCTAATATCACTCTCTAACTTTTCATTCTTTTCTACTGCACAATTCAAGTCATTTTGCAATTGTCTTATGCTGGTTTCTAGAATTGTAATTTTGTCTCTTAGCTCATACTTTTCGTTAATCTCAATTTCTCTTTGCTCTTTAAGAATTTCAATTAATCTATAAAGGCTTTTATTTTCTTCCGATAGTGATTGTAATTTAGTCATTTTTGTTTCCTCCTAATCCAATAATAATTAGTCCAGAAGATAACCCTACAATATTGCAAAGAACATAGCCTGCAAGTTTAACTTTTTCATCTGTAATTGAATCCCAATAATAAGGCAATGCAAAACCTAACACTATGATTAATAATGGTAATAAAAATCTTTTCATTTGCTACCCTTTATACCATATTTCTAAATGATTCTATAAAATCATCTGGTAAGTTGTTTGACTTGTATGTAGACAATTCTATTTCGTTGCCAAACTCTTGATAGGTCAAGATACAACAGTCTTTAATTGCATCTACCATTTGCATAATAAAATCATTTTCGTTAAAAGATATTTCCAATATATCTTTAAAAAAAATATCTTCTCCTATTTTCAAATCAGTTAAAGAGATTTTAACTCCTTGCAGGCTAATTTCTTTTGTTCCTAGTTTTGTAGTTATTTTAATTATCATCTAGTTTCCTTTTTTTATTTAATCTTATCAGCAACCAACCAGGAAGTAAATAAAAATAGTTAATTTTTTAAATATTTCTTACGATTGGTTACTTTAAGTTACATTTTTAAATACTTAGTTATCATTTTCTAATTCTTCGATTAAAAGCTCTATGTAATGTTTAGCCTTTTTTAGATCTTCGATACCGTTTTTGCTTTGATGTCTGCATACATACTTAATAACATTTGCTTCACAAAAACCAATATTATTTTTTAGTATAAAATCAATAGGTTGTATCTTCATCTTTTGGTAATGATTTCCCCCGATTTGTGTATCTTTGCTCATGCTAAATCACCATTGATAAAGTTTTATTAATCTTATTAAATGGTATTTCTGAATCATCAATATCTATTGCAGGATATGCCCCTTGTTGGTTTTGTACTGGCTGTGTGTATTGGCTTTGTTGCACTTGTGGTTGATAATTGTTAGATTGGTTATCTTGTTTGTTGTCTAACATTTTCATAGTATCTACTCTTAAAGAGTGCTTACTTCTGTTTTCTCCTGATTGCGTAGTCCATTGTTCAAATACTAATCTACCAACTAGTAAAACTTTAGAGCCTTTTTTTAAATACTGATTAGCAACTTCTGCACTTTTTCCAAAAATACTGAAATCTAAAAAACAAACTTCTTCTTTTTGTTCGCCTGATTGTGTTTTGTATTTGTGACTTGTAGCAATTGCTCCTTTTGCTAGTGCTGAACCGTTAGGCGTATATCTCAGCTCAATATCTCTTGTTAAATTTCCTAGTACCGTTAATTCATTATACATTTTAATTTCCTTCTTCTAGTTGTTTTAATTGTTTTCTTCTTATATCATTTACTAAATCTTGTTCTTTTATCTGTTTTCTTTTTAGAGTGGCTTCCATTTTTTTATTTTCTAATTCTATTTTAGCAATATCTATTCTTTTGTCATTTAAATTATTCATTCTAAAAACCCAAAAAATAGTTACTGCCATTAGGATTAAAAGTACCCATCTGTTTATTTCTGCTATATTTACTAAGTCCATTTTCTTATCCTTATCTATTATATTGTTTTATTAATCTATCCCACTCTTGTAAATCACTTTTAAAGCTCTTGCTGTTATGTGCAAGAACCAGGCGATAATATTCTAAATGGTCTGTTAAAGTCTTACTGTCCACATCTTTAAAACTGTAAGGCTCACCGTTTTCGTGTTTAGGGTATTTAGTATCAAAGATTTTTAAATACCATCTTAGAGTATCACTATCATTGTACTCATTGTATTTTGTGATAATTAACTCGCTCCCGTCCTCCCATGTTAAAAATGGAATTTTAAGAAACGAGTTATTATCATATAAATCTTTTACAAAATTTCCAAATAGATTGCCTTGAAATTTAGTTGATATTATCATTTTGTTTTTTTGCTCTAAAAATTACTCCTTTTCTTAAAGTCGCACCCTTTAACTTGTCTATATCCTCCATTACCTTTGCCTTATCTATTTCTTTAGTTGTATATGTTTTCTCTTTTAAATAAGCTGGATTGTTTTGCTTAAATATGTTTTCATCTTTTATAAACAGAGACTCTTTAGCATAATAAAAACTACCAGTATTTGTTGCAACTTTTTCACCATCTAATAATAAGCCCAACAAGTCATTTAATGCAATAATATTGTTTTGTTCTTGTTTATTAAATGACTGAATTTGTTTAATTTCATTTTTATTTATTTCAATATGTTTTTTCTTTTGTTCGATAATATGTTGAATTGCTTTTAATTTGTTTTCTTTTTCATCATCTAGAATATCAATTAGACTTTTAATTTTTTTAGAGTTGTCTATAAACTCTCCCGTCTCTTCATTGAATTCATTTTCTAACTCTTCAATCCTTGCTTTTAATTGCATTATTTCAAACACTTTCATTTCTTTCCTTTTGCATTATTTCGCATTTAAATTTATTACCCACACAATACTTAACACACTTGTAAATACTGCATAGGTAAACACTCTTTACTTTCCCTCTAATTTTTTATTTAAAGCTTTTAGGGCGTTCTCAAATAAGTTTATAGGCATATCCTCTAATCTGTTTAGTTTGTAAGCGTTTAAAAACTTCTCTCTATCTGCTCCTGATTTCTGGATTAAACCTTCAAGGCTCATAACTTGACCTTCATTAATTAATACTGGTTGTTGCACTTGTGGTTGCTCTTTTGGAATGTTTACATCTGTATCCTCATCACTTGCTATTCCTAAAATTGAACTAACTGCATATCTTCTAAAATATGTAATTATACTTCCTGCTACTTGATAATCATTCATTTTTGCTAAATTAGATTTATCCATAAGTAGAGTATCTTCTATAAATTGCCCTGACTTATGAATCAATCTAGTAGTTACACCAATTCTATTATCAATATTTGTTGGGGTTTGAATTACGCCTAAATTATGCTTAGACATTAAAGGTCTTACATAATCTAAAAGCTTTTCTAGTGATGTATAGTTATAACCATAACCCTTAGAGTCTTTACCTATGTTGTTTAATTCTGATTGCAACTGTATTAAACTTGAACTTAGTTCGTTTATTTTTTCACTTGTTTTCATTTACTTTTCCTTTGTATCTGGGTAGATTAACCACCCTAGACCGTGCTTTTTAAAATACTCTTTTTCTTCATTGCTCATCTTAAACCCTTTCAATCTTAATCTTAATATCTTGTGTATCTTCAACCATTTTTTTAATAGTAGATAAAATATCATCTAATACTATTCCATCTTTGTTAGCTTGAATTAATACATCTTGTAAACCACCCTCAAATTCATCTAGCAAGTCTTGATACTCTTGTCTGTCTTGCTCTTGCTTATTTTCTTCTTGTACTTGTCTGTATTCGTTGTGTTCCATTTTCTTTCCTTTTTGTTTTATTTAATTGTAGAATACTATTTAGTCAAAGTCAATAAAAAAGTATAAAGCTTTGATTTATTTTTGTTTGGTGTTACATATAGTTACTTATATTGAGTTGTATTTTTTAAGTCTCTTGCTCATAACTCTTAAATATTTTTGGTAATATTCAACAGTATATTTTCTACTTACTCTGTGTTGCGCTTCTAAATCTTCAACTTTTTTTAATCCAAATCTTTTAATCATATATTCTCTATACTCTTTAGGCTTTCCCCCATTATATTGATTGCAATTTACACATTGTGGATTTATTTGTAAAGTATAATATCTTATAGATGGATATGTTGATGTTGGTAGAAAATGCCCCCCATCAAATTTTACATTTTTAGCACCGCAAGTCACACAAAAAACGTTGCCTCTTGAAAATTCTCTTAGCCTTCCATATTTATTGGCTAACTTTTGAACTTTTTCTTTTAAAATAGTTTTGTCACTTTGTCTAAACTCTCTCTTTTGCTTGTTAATTTCTTTTTGTTTAACATTATCTTTATTAGCGTAAGCAATAGCGCAAGGTATGCCGCAAGTTGTCTGCATTTCTCTTTCAGGTGTAAACCAATCATTACAGTTTTTGCATTTCTTTTTTCTTGGCTTTTTCTTTTTGCTAAGTTGTTGCTCTTTTGTAAACATTTTAATTAATATCCTCTATGTCTGCGCTACATTCTTCAATTTCTCTTAATAGCATTTGATTTTTATAATCTGCACCATGCAATTTTATTCCAATTGCTTTAATAAAGTAGTCTTTTAAGTCCATACTTTCATAATCTGCAACTTTAGCACTATCCAGTAACTTGTTCCAATCTTTATTGGTTCTTTCTTGTGATAGAATTTCATCTACTCTTTTTTTAGTTATCATTCTCAACCTCCCTTATTTTGTCAATTCTGCTTTTCAAAAACTTATTCTCTTTTTGAAGTTTATCGATTTTGTCCTCTAACTCAAAAACAATAACTTGACATTCGTTAGCTTTATCAACTAGCTGTTTTCTTAGACTTTCCATTTCGCCATACATTTCTAGTATAACGACTTGTGAGTCTTTACCGTTATTTACTTGTTCTATGTATTTATTCATTTTTTTCCTTGTAGTATGTGTTTAATATTTCTTTTAAAAATCTAATAGTTGTTTTATTTTCTATCAACTTGCAAGTTCCATCAGCTCTTTTATTGCTGTGGCTTTTTATTTTGTCTATGCACTTGCATATAATATCTTCCGTAATATCTGCAACTACAAATTTTCTTTTTACTCCATCAATTCTTTTTATTATAACCTCTTTGTAGTTATAATCCACTTCCCATCTCCTAAGAGCAGCCCTTAAATTAGTTCTTTTCCCTGTTGGAATATTTAAGATATTTTCCATTTTTTCTCCTTGTACCATATGCAATCATTAACTTTATTTACTAAAGCATAGTCACTTAAAATATTCATATCTTTTAATTTTGTTCTACAATAAAGCTTATTGTTTATTTTAACAGAACTTCTGCATTTAATGCAATCAAATACTTTAATTTCTTGTTTATTCTTCATTTTTTACTTTTTAGCCATTCACCCATATTCCAAACTTTTTCAAGTCTTTCACACCACTTTTTAATTTTTTCTTCTTTAGTGGGCTTTTTCTGATACCTCATAATGTTTCTACATTTCTTGCATACACTATCACGATACTTGCCATCTGCGAATTTACTTGTTATATAAAATTCGCTTTCTTCTTTAAGATCTAAACAACTTCTACACTCTTTCATTGTTTTCCTTTTAAAAGAAGGGTTACTATTCCCTCTAGTTTTCAAGTCGTCTACTACCTCGACAAAAGAACTATAACATCAAATTTCTATCATTGTAAATAAATATTGATAAATTCTTTCATTAATTTTATTTTGTGTTACTTTAGGTAACTATCAAAGCATATTAGCCATATATAAATTGCTATCACTAACAAATTCTGTTTCAATAGGCTTATTAGCACTTCTGTAATCATCAATAGTCAAATCAATGCTAAATAGCCTGTCGTTCATTCTATTTTTAGTACAGATCAGTTTTCTATTGCCTTGCTCATCTTTTACCATAAACAGTAAAATATCACTATCATACTTTTGGTCTCCACTTCCTTTTAAAGCTAGTCTCTTGTTTTTAATATCTTCTTCGTTCATTTGGTTAATAAGAATAATAATAATATCTTTTCTAGCTGCAAGTCTTGCAAGTTCTTTACTCATGTTAGATATTTGCTGATACTCTTTTTCTCCACTTGTAGAATAAATCTTCATTTTAGAGTCTATCCCAAAAAATTTAATGCCTTCCTCTGCGTACAATTCAATTTCCATAATTAAATCTTCTAGCTTATTTGTATCGCTATCTATAATCATATTATCTAATTGAGTATCATTCAAGTTTAATTCTTTAAGCTTTTTGACAAATAGTCTATCTCCCATTTCAAAGTTGAAAAATACTGTTCTTCTGCCCTCTGCGATATTTGCTAATAAATTACATAATAGAGTCGTTTTGCCCACAGAACTTTCAGCAGCAAGGTTAATAAATAATCCAGTCTCAAATCCACCTAAAAAAGAAGCATCAATCTTAGCTATGCCCGTTTCATACTTTGGTACTTTAGGCATATTATCAACTCTGTTTATTAGCTCTCTTGCTGTTATCCCTGCTCTTGCCTTGTCTTTTTCATGGATTAGGTCTAGTAATTCAAGTTTTTTTCTATAAAGTGTCTTTTGTAACTCAATCTGCTTATTTATATTTGGTTCTCTTTTTACATTAAACTTTAATTGCTTAATTTCTTTTTGTAAATCTTCTATCATTTTAAGCCCTATTTAACCATTGTTTTTCTATTTCTTTAGATATTCTATACATTGCTAAAGGTGGAACACTCATTCCTAAAACATAAATAACTTTTTGAGATTTGAAGTCATAATCTTGTGACCAACTACCAATCTGTAAAAGCTCATAGTCTGATAAGTTTTTATTGTTTTCATCTATTTGTATAAAATCATTACTTCCTGCCCTTAATGTGTTACATATATCACTATTAGTCACTATATAAGTTTGAAAGCCTGTTGATTTATTTTCTAATCTTTGTCTAATATCTCCAAGGCTGCTATCTCCTTTTTTATAATGCTTTAGCATATCCAATGTAAATTGAGTCGGTTTCTTTCCTTTATTGTCTTTATCTATCATGCCTAAAGTAATATGTTTCTCTTTAATATCCAAATTTAAATAAGGCTCACACCCGAAGATATCCGCAGTAGGTACATTAATGTCATTTCTAACAGCAAAGAAAAAAACTCTTTGCCTTTTTTGCGGAACTCCTAAGTCTGCACAATTAATTAAATGATGGCAAATTCTGTATCCTATTTTATCAAATTGAGAATATATTTGCTCAACATACCATTTATTTTTTTCTTGTAGTAATCCCTTTACATTTTCAAAAACACATATTTTAGGTTTGATTTTATCAACTAACTTTATTGTTTCAAAAGCTAAGTCATCAAGTGTCTGTTTTGATTGACCCTCTCTAAATTTAACTTCTTTGCCTTTTTTATCATCTGCTTTTAAATTAGCAGTTGAAAATAAGCTACAAGGAAATGAAGCATCTAAAATATCTAATTCAAACAATTCTTTAGGTAAATCTTCTCTAAGCCTAAATGTTCTAATGTCTTCTAAATAACTGTATTTAGGTTTTAAATTATGCTTGTATATTTCCATTTGTCGTGGGTCAATTTCATTACACCCTATAACTTCATATCCAGCCATTTTGTAGCCTTGGCTACTACCTCCACCGCCTGCAAAACAACTAAACACTTTATAGCCATTTGGCTTAACTTTTTCTAAATCTTTTAAATTCCATTTGTAGGTAAAATTCAAATCACACTCCTTAACAATTCTCTTTTCTTTTCTTCTTCGTCTATCTCTCTTAAATAATCAAGATATAAAATCATAGTATCAAAAGTACAACCAACATGAGATAAAAGCTCTAAGTATTCATGCTGATTTATTTCAATATGTTTCGTAATGTAACTAATTACTGTTACCTCATCAATCGGTTTGTTTTCATCTTGTAAGTTTCTTATAGCTTTAGCGACAAGCTTATATGTCTTATTCGCCTTAAATAGTTCAAAAGGTAGTCTATACTCTCTAAACTCCATTTGGTCTATTTCATTGCTCTTATCTTGATTTAAAAAGCTTATTAGTATAAGAGTCTCTATGTGATGTCTTTGTATTGTGTGATTAGTATTCATATTCTTTATCTTTGTACTTATCTTCTATAACTTTAATTATATTTGTATCATTAGCTATTAGCCAATCAAAATCAAAGAATTTACCTTTACTTAAAAAAGAACTTTTACTTGCCTTATCTATTGCTACTTTAAAAACTGATTTAAAATCTTTTACTTCACTACATCTAGTCCTTATCTTTTCTTTTCTTTTAGATGTAATTTTAAGAACTTTGCTTTTATTCGTTTTATTTGCATATTCATTCCACATATAAGAGAAAACATCATAATCGGTTTTACCATTAGTATTAGTTTCTTTTTTGTTAATAGGTTTATTATTACTATGCTCTATACTTTTTACCTGTTCGGTACTTTTTATAGATATGGAAAAGTTACCTATTAGGTAAGTATAACCACCTGTTAGCTTTCCATCTTTATTTCTTGACTTTTCTCTTTTCAGCCAACCACTAGCTAAAAGAGTTTTCCAATATTTAGTTAAAGTCTGTTCGCTTATATTTAATTGTTTACAAATATCCTTATTATACACATTCCAATCATCTGGCTTAGTAAACAAATATAAAAGCACTCTAAGGCTTCCATTACATAAGTTTAGGTCTGTTATTAATTCGTTAGGTATTTGGCTATATCTTTGCTTTAATGTATTTCTAAGAGTGTTCATTATTTGATACCTCCTAAACTATATTCAGCAACATATCCACCACTAAATTTAATCATTTTTCTTTTAATAATATATCCTGCTCTTTCAAGGTCTGACGCACTAGCCCAATAAGACCATTTATGCTGTCCAGCATATTTTCTTTTTCCTCTTGCACAAGAGGAAATATGAAAAATATTTGTCTTTCTTTTTGCTTCCATAGTTGAATGATACACACCAACAAGTTTATTATCCTTAGCATACTGGTAAACAGTCTTGCATCTTTCTTGACCCTTATTTACAGCATTTTTTATATCTTCGCTAAAGTTTTTATGATTTTCATAAAAGGTCAATAATCTTATATTATCTAAAGAATATGTCTTGTAATTATCTATCCTATCAACACTTGGATAAAGTTTTTTGTCATAATTGCTTTTTACCCAGTTGTCATATTTTTCTTTAAAACCATTTTTATATAACCAGTCGCTTAGTTCTTGCCTAGTATATTCTGGCAAAGGATATCCTTTTTTCTTAGCAGCATCTTTTTGATGAGAGTAAATATACATAATCACTCTTGACTCACTTCTATTATAAGACTGTATACAAGTTTTACATCTTGCTGACTTACCATATTTACCTTTTCTATCTGTTTTAAATTCAGATAAAGGTTTTAACTTTTTGCATTTTGTACAATTCCTTGAACCGACTAAAAAATTCATAACTTACCTTTGTTACCAACGGTTTTTAAATTTGAGTTCTTAAAATATGTTGAAGTAGATTAGTTGGCGATGGTCTTACTTCTTTTAAGCCTCTTATAGATACAAATTTCACAGAGAAAGCCACCGCCAAGTAGAAAACTGCTAATAAGTGTATCTATAAAAAGCTCAATCCCTTTAGTTAAGCCAAAGGGTAATGCTACTAAAAATTTTCCTTGCTAAGTTTTTAAAAGTAAAGTATAGCAATAGAAAAGTTAAAGTGAGCTTATTCTAGCAATTCTTGGTTTTCGTGAATGTTTCCAATAACTTCAATTTTTCCCATATGGTGTATTGCTTCAAAATTAGCAATAGTAAAATTATGTATTCTAAAACAACCTCTTTCAAAAGTTACTTCACTAAGTTCTTTAAAATCTTCGTGAGTAACAATATCACCCTCATAAATCTCAACATTGTTTTTGTCTTTTAAACCTGTGTATTGTGTTTTTGCTATAAGAATATCTTTATCATAAATAATCTCATTTTGTTCTATTTGTTTTAGAGTATATATTTGCTTAATAATATTTCTTCCATCTTCTTTTATATCCTCAAATAAATATTTAAACTTAATTTCTCTCATCACTTATCCTTTAAAATTTTTGTACTTTTAAAATTGATTTTCTAGTAAATTTTTTACCGTTAACTTTACCTTTTAACTCTTTCGTAGTAATCATTATAAATCTTAAACCTGATGTATTGCTATAAGTCACTTTTTTGTCTCTCTTTGCTGTTACGTCTTGCCATTCCATCACTTATCCTTTAATCCTAAATTTAATTGTGGATTATCCACGCAATAAACTATTTGATTTAAATAGTCTCTGAATATCATGTTAGCTTCATCTTTGCTCAATTTGTGCTTCTCATGTGATATATAGTTAATTAAATACCAATCATCACGCATAATTGATTTAGCTAGAATAATATTGTTTGCGATTGCTATTAAGTCTTTATCTTGATAAGCCTTTTCAAAATAATCACTTATTGCTATTGTTTTCTTATAGTTCATGTTATCTCTTTTTTATTTTACTATAACAATAAAATCAAATAATGTAAATATATTTTAAATAAATTTTATAAAAAGTTTAAGAAATGATACTTTTTGAAACACATTTAAAAATAAATTGATAAAATTAAAAACAATATTGACTTTTATTAGCGTGTAGGTTAGAATTAAATAAAAAAGGATTAATATGTTTGAAAAGATGATAATTGCAGCACTTTTATTTTTAGGGCTTTTAGCTTATGGGGTAGTACTAGACTACCCTTATTAAATTGAGTATTCTTCTTTGTATTTGTCTACATCAAAATTAGGACAAGTCTTAGAAGATACTTTATAGTGACCTACTATGTTTTTACTATATATACTAAATTGATACTTCAAGCCTTTAGTTAAATATGATAGTGAATCAAATTGTTTTTCAGTAAATGTATCTTTGCCTATAAGACATATACCTATTGAATTTGAATTATGACCTTTTGCATGGGCGCCACTTTTATTTAAATCTCTGCCTACTTGAATTGTGCCATCTTCTAGGATAACATAGTGATAGCCTATATCATTCCAACCTCTTTCTAAGTGCCATTGTCTAATTGTATTGACATCATCTCCTCTACCTTGTGGAGAGTCCGAACAATGAATAATAATAGAGTCTATTTTTCTTGATTGCATTAGCTATCCTTTATTTTTGTTTCTTTCCAGTTGTTGGAAATATTTGTTCCAAACGATGCACTAACTATTGCTGTGAACATTCCTGTTATAGGTAAAAAAAGTTCTACCATTTTATTTATTGCTTGTGCTATTTGTTCTTGATTTCCTAAATCAAACGATTGAACTAAAAATAAAATCATTGCAGTATAAATATATAGCTTATATAAATGAGTTACTGTTCTGCTTATATCCCTTCTCATTTGTCCGTTAGGGTCAAGGGCTTTAACCTTTAAAACTTGTGCTTGTGCTTTTTCTAAGGGCGTGTCTATTAATTCTTTAGTAATTTCTGTTATCGGATTAGCTACTATTCCAAATATGCTTTTAATTGCTCCCCACATACTTTACTCCTTATCTATGTATTTAAAATACTTAGTTCCATAAACTAGCCGACCTTTTCTCTTTGTATTACTATAAGGAATAAATCCCCAATGCGTAATAAAACCAAAAATATTAATCTGTTTATAAAAACTATATTTGCTATCTTCTCTCACTTCATGTAGTAAGTATTTCCAGTTATAAGCAGTATTTCTAATTAGCCATAAAGTAGATGATAGCCAATAAAACTCAAATTTTCTGTAATCCCCTAAATCAAAAGAGTTTCCGTATTGCCCCTTAACTTTTAATCTATCTACTTCTTTTTGAACTTGATTTTTAGCAATTTTAGGCAGCCAACTAAAATGCCTACCTATTACAACTTTTTCCATAAAGCCCAAATCAGTAGTGTAATAGTTTGAGTCATTATCCAACCAACCCCAAATAAAAACAGCTATGTAGTATTGCAATTTAGATACTTTCTTGTATTTAATATATCCTCCATCTTTTGTGTGATGGTATAGATCAATTCTGTATCCGTAAATATCTTTGCCTTTGAAAGTAAATCTATGCAGTTTACTAATTGGTCTTTCCAATAATCTAGGTAAGTAAATATCGTTTTCTAATACATAGTTAAAAACTGTATTGTTAGCCCATCTTCCAAAAGGCAATGCAAAAAAGAATAAGACTAACCCTATTATCTTTCTAGGTAGTATCCAGCCTATAATAAGTATGTATCTTAAATATTTAATCATTTATATTTGTCTCCCTTCTTGTTTGTCGTTGAGGTGGTCTTGTGTTTGTTCTCATATCCGTATTAGTAGATACTGAAAAGCTAATAAACAATATTGCATACAGCAAAGCATTTAGTATTGATATAATAATAGTTCTTATATGTAATGTTTTCATTTTAAGCCTCGTTAATTTTATCTAGTATATCATTTATTTTTTTATTAACTTCTTTCAGTTTGCAAAAAGCTTCATCTACACATAAGTTTTTTTTCTTATCATTATAAACTTTTTCAATAGCTTCAATTACTCTGTATATACTATTTATTGGCTTATTTATAACTTCAACGCAGTCCACTTCTTTATATTTGCAACATATATTATTATATGCACTCACTATGACAATAGGTATAACTTTAATGTGCTTAACAGATATAATATATTCTATTAAATCTGCACCCGTACCAAAGCCATCTATTTTAGGCATATTGATATCTGTGATTACTACATCGATAGTATTGTTTTCAATAATATCTCTAGCTTCATATCCATTTGTTGAAATATAGACATTTGTGTAAAACAACTTTAAAGTTTTTGATAAATATAGATTTATTATAGCTTCATCTTCAACAATTAGTATATTTAAATCTTTCATCACTCTATCCATAATTTAGCGTATGCAATAAATAAAGCTGTAAATATACTTGCCTGCCATGCTAATATTTTTACTAGCCTAAGATTTAGTTCTCTGACAAATATCTCTTTAATGGTAGTTATCAGAGATTGTCTAGCATCATCACTTGTTAGATAAGTTATTGTTACTTCTTTGCTTAGCTTTTTAAAGTATTCGGCTAATGAGTTATTGTTTTCTACTGTATGAATAGTTTTAGACTCAAAATCTTCTTCAAGTTTTTTAAGTCTTTTTACTTCATTTTCAAGGATAGGGATTATCTTCGTATCTTCCCTTATTCCTTTAAGCAGTTTTATTATTTCTTCTTCATTAGCCACTATACTTACCTTACACTAAATTTTTTCTTTCATCTTTTAATTGCTGTGATTCTGTCATTATTATTCGATTACAAAAAATGAGTTTCTTTTGTTGTAAAACCATTCTTCAAATGCTGTAAACTCATCAGATGAAATAGACATTTCAGTATTATTAGAAAATTTTAAAATTGTTTTAGTATAAAAACTCTTTTCAAAAGCAGTTGAAACAAAAGCAACGCCATCTGCATCATCTTTCATAAAAGGTATTTGATAATCTATACCATTAAGAGTGTATATAACCCCATATTCTTTCTCATGTTTTTTATCTATTTCTTGTTGTTTATTCTTGTCAATTTTAATCATCAGATATTTCCTTTGTTTTATAATATTTAGCTAATAACTCTGAATCAAACTCGTTTGACTCTCCACCAAAACCATCTGGCGCAATTGAGTTATCCCATTCCCAAGCATCACGATAAGTTCTATCAGTTGGAATATCATTATCTGATACTATTTTGTAAGGCAACTGAAATGGTACATCTTTCTCAGCTATTTGTTCTATGGTTGCAAAACTTAGAGCCTCTTGTGTTGGTATCAATACACCTATTGAATTGTCTTTATTTTTATATATTATTCTCACAATATTATCCTTTTATCTAATTATATTGACACATACATATTCAGCGTCTACTAGCCCACCCGCTGAACCTGTTACAATGTTACAAGTGGAAACAGTATTGTTACTTGAAACATCTGGAGAAAACAGACTTTGAGTAGTAGCAGATATATCAGAAGATCCTGTAATTGTATAATTAGTATCTTCCATGCTTTCAATTAAATTTATTGCATACGTTCCGGTACCGTTATCTGTAATACTACTAACATTCCCACTTTCCCTAATAGCAACTATTCCAGTACCGTTAAAGTTCACCCAAGCCCTACAAGCATATATAGGGGCTGAACCACTTGCATTTAGTGCTGTTTTTGCTCTTTCATCGTTTGCAACCCATGTGCTATCTAGTGTTGCCTTTAAATTAGCAAAAGTTAATTTCTTTAAAAGATTGCTATCTTCGCTATCAGATAAAACTAATTCGTCAGCATCAACTGGCGTTGTTTTTGGGTCTAAACTATTAATATTTATACTTCCAAAATCTTCAAATAATTTCCAGTTTGAAGTATCTACCGTAGGCTCTCCTGTGTTTAAATCAACTAAAGAAACATACGCTCTACCATCTGTATAAGTTACAATAGCGTCTTTTGAATAAGAAAAAGGGCTACCGTCTCCCTTGTCTGATATCCATGCTGGAAATGTTTGCTCTTGCCATTCTTTTATATTGCTTGAAATTTTAAAGAAAAGTTGATTAAAATCTCTAAGCCCCGGATATTTAGCATTTACTGGATCTGCTACGGGGTCTATTTCGTAATCTGTTCCATACCCTTGCTCATAAGATACGCTTCCGTCTACTGTTGTATCAACTGGTATTGCAGTCTTTAGCCCAGTTTCTGCAAAAGGTTTTTCAAAATAACCTGCCATATATTACTCCTTATATATTTTTGCCAAAAAAGGCACTTGAATTAAAGTTGTTTCTAAACTCGCCAAAACCAAATTCACGACCCGTTATAACTTGTGTTTTTATCCCGACTCCTGCTGGTCTAGGCAGTACATCAAAGTTATTTAAAATAAAATCAACGCTTCGTGGAATTTGTTCTTTAAATATAATTAAATTTTGTGTCATATCTAAGCCATCAACTATATAGCTATCTTTATTTATTAAAGCTCTTATTACTTTGTTTATTTCAGGTACACTAGGCAATATATGATACTTTTGATATGTAAGTTTAATTATTAATCTTTTTTGGTCTAAACTTAATTGATATGTTTCGTCTTTAGGTGGCTTAAAATTACCATTAGAAAAGTTTTGTCTAAACTCTCCGAATCCAAAAAGTTTATTATCTGCTCTTTCTGGAATTTGTTTGGAAAAGTTTACATTTAAAATTTTAGCCCAAACGCTTAAGCCAAAATCTGTTGCGGTATCTACATTAAAAACATCATAATACCATTGTTCTAAAAACTGTATTATGTTTTCATCATACCAATTATTTTTTTTCTGTATAAGATTTACTAAATTTTCAGCTTCATTGTATTGCCATAAAATAGCTTCTAAAATATTTACTGATAAGTCAAAATCTTGTATTTTACTCATACTAGAACAACCTCTATTAAACTTAATGAAGTTTGTGCTTTTTCCCATAATTCAATATCAATTGTTTCTCTTTGAAAGACATCAATACTTTGTTTCGTAACTTGACAATCTGAAACAAAATAAGAAGTAGAGTAAGCTACATTTGAAGCAATTTCAGTAGGTGATACATCATTTCCAACTTTAAAGCCTTCTGTTCTTATATTTGAATTTGCATAAGCTAGAATGGAATCTTTAATGTTTTGTGTTTGGTCTGTTGCACTCGCTTCGGCTTTTACTGTGATTTTTATTTTAATATTAATTATATCTGGTCTGTCAAACTTAACTGTGTAGTCTTGTTCCGTATCAGGTGTAATTATTGTAACTTCTTGTGGGTCTGCACTTGCACCATTATTATAACTAGCTCCTAAAGTTTTATAAGCATAGAGAGCATTTGCTATTTCTGTATTAGTTCCACCATCAACGCACACATAAATAGAATTTCTAACCATTGTTACACCGTCAATAACCTTTGTTATATCTTCAAAATTTTCTCTAAACTTTAATGACTTTACATCATCTAGCAAATATAGGCCACTTGTAATAGCAAAAGGTAAAGCCTTAGCACCGTTAGCCAAAGTAAGCTTTCTATCGACTCTAGCTTCGGGGTCATTTTGAGTTACTAATCCTACTACTCCATTATCATTGTTAGTAATAGTTTCCCAACCTAATACTCCACCATCTGCAATATTAATTAGTGTTCCACTAAGGCAAGGGATATTTCCCTTTTCTTCACTTTGGAAAGGAACATCAATTGTGTTGCCTGCAGGTATTGTAACTTCTTGCGTACTAATAAATCTATCTTCATTAGTTGTTGTTGCTACGCTACCTTCCGGAATAACTGTACCCACTACACCCGTAATAGTTGCAGTTACTGTTGTGCTAGTTGCTTGTCTTCTTTGGAAATTAGTAAGTGAGCCTATAGCGTCTAAGAAAATGCCACCTGCTAAATCAGGGTTAATTTGGTTAGCAAATAGTGCTGCTGTTTCTTGTAGGTTTTTTCTTGAGGTAGTTTCAGCAGTAATTAAGACACTTGCAGGACTTCCATTATCTGTTACTAAGTCATCTCCAAAAGTGTCTTTGTATTCTTGTGCTACTTCTTCTTTTATTTCTGATGTATCAGCAATTATAATACCAGTCTCATCAATGTAATCATAAGCCACTATACACCTCTCCAATTCCAAAAGTAGTTTTAATAATAGCATTATAGCTAAAAGTGTTACCATTTTCAACACTATAAGAAAAATTTAATACTTCTTCTACATTTTCAACTGTTTCTAATATGTTCCTAATAGCTATTTCTGCTTGTGCATAATTGGGTACTCCACTCCAAATTAAATCAAAATTAGGCACACCTTCATCTTGTTGGTATATTTGTTCTTTTAACATAGTTGATACTGCACATTCGCACGCTTCAATGCACGCTTGTAAATCTTCACTTAATGCAATATTGCCCGTTTTGTCTAAATATAAATCTTTGTTTTCGTTTTTTGCTAATGTTAACATTTTGTATCCTTAATTTGTTGGTGCTGTGGTATTAACTCCACCACCTGCGTCGTTACCATCATTTTGTAAATGTACATGAGTTTTGTCTATACTTGCTCCATCATGTTTAATTGTTCCATTAGTAAATATGTGATTAGTTGCTCTTTGCTCAATCGTTTCAGCTTGTAGTATGATTTTGTTTTCGCCTATGCTTATTTTAGTGGAGTTGCCTTTATATTGTATAACTAAATTATTAGCGTCCTCTGATGCAATATCCCAATTATTATGATTAATTGTATCAGGAAAAAAGGTAGCGTCTGCAAAGTCGTTTTTTCTTAAAGTGTTTGGTTTGCTCTCTTGATAAGTTTGCAAAAATAAAGAAATATCTCTATCGCTTGTTTCTATCCAACCATAGTCACCAACTTCTATTGGTAGGTTAATAATGTAATTTCTTGTAGATAAATTTTTGATAGGTATGCTAGGAACCTCTGCTCTTTTTATTGTTGTACCGTCTGTTTTTATTATCCTAATAAGAGGAACAACATTTACACGGTTTTTATTTCTATCTACTTTGGTGACAACACAAGGTAATTTAATCTGTAAGTTTTGTTGAAATTTAACAAGTGCTGTTTTGATAATTCCAGGAAGACTATCTTCGTTGCTTTCTTCTGTGCTTGTAAAATCACTCATTTAGTTACCTTTTGTAGCATATTTAAAATTTATTGAACATATTATATCATTTTTATTGATTTTATTAAAGTTGTATTGTATAGTAAAATAAAAAAGGATTATTATGAGAGATTATCTAAATGAAGTTTTAAGAGGCATGGGTGGAGACTATGAAAAAGCAGCAAATTCAATAATTGATAAAAAATATAAAATTGTTAAACAAAAATTTAATTTAAGGCTATGCAAAATGAAAAGTGGAAAATTTAAAATAATGGACTATAATGATAAAAACTATGGAACATATTTAGATGTAAATATGGCGAAAAAAGAGTATGTAGAATTATATGAAAAGCAACACGGGATAATACATCTAAAGTAATAGAGTAGATTAATTTCTACTCACCCCCTTTAGTTTTAAATTAGTTGCTTCAACTGTGATATAAAAATTAGTGTTTCTATTTTGTAGATCATAACTTAATTTATACACTACCCATTGCCCCGTAGCAATAACATTTAATTCACTTGTTAAGTTTACTTGACTACCTATCTTAATTCTACTATCATACAGTATTTTAAAAGAAACTCCACGCTCTGTTACAGTTGGTATTCCTATTCGTCCATTGTTCTTATTAACTGTAATTGTGCTACCTATTAAAGGTGTGTTTCTATTTCTAACTACTAAAGTATCATCATCAATATAAGCATTTACTCCACCAACTTTATTTAAATTTTCAACCTCTTTGGTTTTGCTTCCAGTATAATTGTAGCTACCAATTTGCTTGTCCGTTGCTTGAAATAATAATTGTAGTCCTAAGCTATTTGCTACTTGTTTACTTAGTGTAGATAACTTAATTAATTCTCCACCACTTCTTGAAACTGTTTCAAATTTAGCAGTATCTCCTGTGTATGTAATCAATGTAAGTTTAATGTCAGGTGGTTGTGTGATTGTTGCTTGTCTTATGTCGCCTTTGTAAACTAAAGAATATCCCGTGCTTTCACGCCCTGCATATACTGCTACTTTTTTATTATTTAAATTTCTATCTAAAATATTTGTTTCTGTTAGTATTTTATCTCTTACGCTTTTAGATAAATTGCTTATTTGTATTGTAAATTCGTTTGGTATCTCATTAGATACTTTGCTACCACTTGCAGATATGTCTAAATCGGTATAAGTTCTAAGTGTGTTGCCTACTTCAATCTCAACTTTTAAAAGTCTTTTATCAATCATATTGTTACTCTTTGAAACATATTTAAAATTTGTTAATGATATTATATCATTTTTATTGATTTTGTAAAAGTTGTGTGTTATGATTAAACAAAAAGGACAAATAATGGGAGCAGCAGCAATAGCATCAGCAAGTTTAGCAATAACAGCAAGTAATCAAGCAAGAATTAAAAATCAAGAATGCCAGACATTAGTTAATAATTTTAATAATACAAAAGCAACAACAGAACAAAAACAAGAATATGCTAGTTGCATAAACACTTTATATCCGAAATATAGTGACTTTGATATAATGCTTTTTAAATTGTTGTTTGTAATAGCTTTAATTGGCTTAATAATTGGTTTGTATAAAGCATATAAAAAACCATTAAGTGATTTTATTGATTATACTTTATTTGGCACTATAGGCTTTTTTGGATTACCCTTTTTAACTATTTGTATATGTGGTATCGGTGTGGGTATTTATTGGCTATTTAACTAAGAGTAGATTAATTTCTACTCTAACTCACTATTATCTACATAATATAAAAATTGTGTTACACCAAACTTATTGTAATCAGGCAAATTGTCTTGCATAGATTCAAATATAAAATTACCATTTGTAACATCATAGTTATATCTCATAACTAAACTATTTGGAATAAGTATTTGATTTGATATTATTGCTTCATCATCACGACTTATTGATATATGCGTAGCGTATTTAGTAGTTCTAATTGTTATATCGTAAAGCTCATCTTCTGCTTGATATTTTAAATTTTGATTTGGTATTGCTTGTAAAGGTATTTGTATCACGAAACTAACCCCCCTAGAATTGATGTTCTCTTTTCATCACTTACACTCGTACCATTTTGTACACCTCTGTTTGAAGTATTGCTATCACTTGCATACTTAGGGTTAATTGATACATTAGCTTTTTTAGTGTCAAATTGCGTAAAACTTAAAGCTAATCTTATACCACTTTCTACTGTTTCTTGGTGTGGCTTAGAGTCAATAATCATATTTTTGTAAACAGATACTTTGGTTTGAATTGTGTATAAAGTTGAGTTTTTATAACCTTTGTCTATGCTTTGATAAACTGATACAAAATCGGTACTACTTAAAATGATAGGTATCTGTATTCTAATAAGGTCAAAAACTTGATGGTCGCTTGTTTTGCTTCCATCTTCTAAAGGGTGTGACATTACTTGACTGCTATCTTCTACGCTTACACTCATAATACTTGCATTATTAAACAACTGTTCAAAGTTATCATTATTGAATATCCCTATTAATTCTTCACTTCGTGCCATGTGCTATCCTTGTATTCCATCTTCAAAAGTTGCAGTAGTTTTTTTCATTTGTTTAGCAAGTGAGTTATCAACTGCTAGGGCTATTCCATCTGCGTCCGTTGCTTGTGTTACTACTTCTATTTTGTCTACTTTAACGCTATTGTTAGTACTTCTAGTAGAGCCTTGATTAGTTATCATATTAGGTGTCATATTATTTAGAGGGCTTGAAGCCATTGCCTTTAGTGCGTTAGTTTCTGCTTCTAGACTTCCACTATTTAAGTTTGATGTAGTTATATTTTTATTTTCATTTAAATTTATTGTTTTCTCTTCGTCTCCACCAAAGCCGAAAAACTTACCAATGCCTTTTGCAATATCTACTAGTCCACTAACTGCTTTAATTGCTCCTTCAACAGCTAATACTATACCTTTTCCTAGTACCCAAAGTAAAGGCTCAAAAGCTTTAAAAATACCTTTTCCTATAGTGCCTATTAAATTAAAGAATCCACCTAGTAAGTCAATAGCAAAATTAAAGACATCACTAATTACTTCGCCTAGCTTACTAAATGTTTCTCTTACTTGCTGCACTTCCTTATCTGTAAAACTAAGCCATTTTAAAAGTTTCTCAAAGCCACTATTTCCACCCTCTAAGAATATCATTATATCCTCATATAGTAATCCAACTGCTACTGCTATACCTGCAATAATTCCACCTATTAGATAAAATGGTGCGAATGCTGTAACAGTAGCAATTCCAAATTTAATAATCGCAGGTAATGCATAAGCTGTTATTGATGTGCCTAAAGCTATAAACATTCCAGTTACTAGCTCTTTGTGTGTAGTTAAAAAACTTATTCCACCTTGTAATTTTTCCATAAAGTATTGGAGTATAGGAAGTATATCACTACCTAGTTGTACAAACATTCCTCTAAACGCTGTTTTAGTGTCAGATACACTATCGTTAAAATCTTCAAATACTTTTACTTGTTCATCTGTAATAGAAAATAGGCTTTTTTGTTTTTCGATTAACTTATTAAGTCCTTCTTCTCCTTGTTGTAGTAATGTGATAGTACCTTCGTCTAGCCCTAGCTTTTCCCCGATACCTGCACTCTCTGCCTTTGACATAGTCTCAAATTGTCTTGCAAGTTCTGGAAATATATCGGTTACTTTTCTAGCTTTTCCTTGTGCGTCTACCATATCAATTCCTAGACGTTGCATAAAAGGTAAAATTCCAGTTGTACCAGTAGTTACAAATTCGTTAAAGTCTCCATTGAGTTTTTTAATTACTCCTTGAAAGCTTCCAATGTCTCCACCTGCTTTTACTACTTGTTCTTGATAGGCTGCAAGTTGTGTCGCATTTTCTCCATACATTCTAGCAGTTTTGCCTAAGTTATCTACATATTCAGAAGTTTCTGCGATACCTTGCGTTAATGCACTAAGAGACAAGATACTTACTAAAGCACCTCCAGCAGTTGCGATAAAATCAGAAAAGCCACTTCCTAAGTCGTTAGCCATTTGGTCGGTTTTCTTTAAGCCTTTTTGGAGTTTTTCGTTTTGTTTTTCGGCTTCTTTTTCGCCTTTGACTAAACTTTCTGTTTCTCCCTCAAAGACAAATTGAAATACTTCTGCTATCATTGTGTTACCTTTAGTTACTACTTGGTTAATTTATTTTCATATTATAGCAAAAATATTGATTTTATAAAAGTTGTGTGTTATAGTTAAATAAAAAAAGGGATTATCTGTGAATGACTTATTAGAGATGATAGTGTTAATTGTTTTTTTTAATTCTATTTTAGGCATAGGCGTAATTGCTTGTTTATTTCTTGGCGATAAAATAAGCATACAGCAATCTAATAAATATAATTTAAGTATTATTAAGATTTTATGTATTAACTTGGTAATATTGCTAATCGGTGCAATATTTAATTAAAAGGCTAAGTTATGAAACAAAATGACATATACAAAGTACTTAAATATTTTAACGATATGAAGGCTTTGAAAAATGGAAAGCTAGGTAAAAGAATTTTAAGGCGGGCTATCGGTAAAGTGGTAGGGCGTTTTATGAATAAGATTATAGGGAGATAAAATGGAAATAAAAGAAAATACACCATTGTACTACAAAGACAAAAAGATTGGGATTGTGACAAAGGTCAACGAAAAGGATAATGTTATAATTGGAAATATTTGCGTAAATGATAATAATGATTTGTTTTCGGGCAAAGAGATTAGTGTAGGGTATAAAATAAATTATTCAAATGAAAATCCAAATTATGATGACTTTAAGCAACTGTACTTGACCGAACCTAAACCAAATGAAAATATAAAAGTATGTAATGATTGTAAATTTTTTAAAGATGGTTGCACAGTAAGTTATCTAGAAAATAAATATGGAAACAAAAATACGCCTGCATGTACTGATTTTATAGGGAGATAAATTACCTCCCCTTTTGTTGCTTTTTGATTTTATCCATTTCGTAGGCTTCATTACTACGATTGACTAATACTATCTCTTGAAGCATTAGCGCGTCTTCTAAATCATACATAGTCCTCAATTCATGTAATGTTGCTAACTTTTCTTCAATGACGCATTTAACGATTGAGTTAATATTTTTTGTGCTATACTTGGGAGTTTTGCTTTCAGTTGGTCGATAAAGTTTGACTTCTTGAAAAGTTGCAAAAAATTTGTATTGTACTCCCCCATTTCTTTAAGCAGTTTTAGCAATAATTCAAAATCTGGAATATGATTGTTAATTAGTCCTTCCGTTTTTAATCTAATCTTGTTTCCTTCTTTATCTATCTTTTCACAATGTGCTAATATCTTAACGATTACCTCCCTATGTTGTGCAAAACTTTCACCCTTGTTAAACATAGTCTTTGGAAAGTTTGAAACAAGTTCATATCCATCTAAAGCGTTAAATCTTGAAATGTTAAACTTGTGCGTTTCTCCGTCAATGTCTGTTAATTCAATTTCTTTAGGTTTAATTAAATCCATAGTTTTCCTTTTATTTTTGTGTAGTATTGTAGCATATTATTAAAATTTTGTAAATTTGTTTTGAGTTTTATTGATGTTTTGTTGTGAGTGTGCTATAGTTAAATAAAAAAAAGGATAAGTGGTGAGAGAAATCAAGTTTGAATACATCATAAAGATGATAAGTGACGGCAGAATATATAGACAAGCTACTGACATACTAGGAATTGAAGAAAATGTAATGCCTTTGAATTTAGGTCTATATACTGTTGTTGCTAGGAGACAATACACAGGTCTTAAGGATAAAAATCGTGTTGAAATTTATGAAGGGGATATTGTTAAATACTTTGGAGATGTAAGAGAAAACGGCTATTTTATTGAATTAGACACTAGATTTGGAAAAAATGTTCAAGAATTAAAATCGGAGGTTGTGTTTGATAGTGGTTATTTTCATATAAAAAATGATGCCATTCCTAATGATAGGCAAATGCTATGGATACCAAATAGTTTGGAAGTAATAGGAAACATTTACGAAAACCCAGAGCTGTTAAAAATAGAGAAGTAGAAACTCCCCTATTGACTAGCTACGGTTCTCAAACCTAAAAGTGTAAGTTTTAGATTTTAGTCTACCTGCTGAACTTGCAGCATTGCCTGGCATACCTGAAACCAAAGCACCATTAGTTAAAGTGATTTTGCTATCATCTGGATAAATACCAGTCATAGTAATTACATCTTTAACACTCTTTTTGTTTTTACCTGCTCTATTTTGCTCATATAGAAACGCTAAGTTTTTATCATCATCAGAATTTGGGATAACTGATACTGAAACTTCAATCGGATTAGGCGTACTGAATACTACTAAATCTCCATTTGCACCCATACCAGTATCAGCGATTTGTAATTCTGGAATGTCAAAAGGGTCACTATCATCTGCAAAAGCTGTAATTGGCGTACCTTGTGGAAATGTTATACTTGCTTTTAAGCTTATCTCTAAGCCATTTACTGAAATATTTGTCATTATTTTGTCCTTATTTTTAATTTATAGTTTTTATTATATCAAAATTATATGATATTTAAAAGTTTTGTGATATAATAATATTGTGTTCGGGGGAGTAATTAACCCCCATTCCATAAGAACACAAAATGAACACAAGGATAACTATATGGAAACTACTAAAAGAAAACTAAAACCACTAAATCAAGATGATTACGACTTTGATATAATTAAAGATTTAGGTATGAAATTCAAAAATACAGATTCAAAATATAAAGAAAGATTTGCACTATTCAAATGTTTTTGTGGGAAAATATTTGAATCTAAAATATGGACCGTAAAAAATAAAGAAAAAACTAGTTGCGGATGCTCAAAGCATAATCTGTCTAAAACTAAAATATATGGAGTTTGGTGCTCAATAAAACAACGATGTCTAAACCCAAATGATAAATCATATATAAATTACGGTGCAAGAGGGATAACAATCTGTGATGATTGGGAAAGTGACTTTATGGCATTTTATAATTGGGCTATGTCTAATGGATATAGAGAAAGATTGGAAATAGACAGAATAAATAATGACGGAAACTACGAGCCTTCTAATTGTAGATGGACCACTTCATTTATAAATGCTTCAAATAAAAGAATATATAAGAATAATACTACTAACTATAAAGGAGTGACAAAAGCAGGGGATAAATTCCGAGCAAGAGTGCAGCGAAATAATAAAAGAATTAGTCTAGGGCTATTTGATTGCCCAAAGGAAGCTCATATTGCCAGAGAAAAATATTTACTAGACAATAAAAAAGGACATACTAAATAAGTATGCCCCTTTTTTGATTTTATTTATTTAAACTAGAGAATGGGTCCCAGTTACTTTGCTAATACTATCAGATTTTGCATAAATTATGGTGTAGTCAGCACTATATTGAGTTATTCCGCTTGTTAGAGTTTCACTTCTAAGGAAGCAATCTATCCAATATCCTGCGTTTTGGACTGTTTGCCATGCGTTTTCATCATCTGTTATGTCAGTAATTATAGCCTTTTGAATTGTATTCAATGGTTTATCTACACTAATTACTCCACTATTTAAAGCTTTGTCTATTGGGTCTTGCAATACATTTAAAATGTCTGCCCGCCCTTGACCATTCCATGCCACTTGTTGCTTATTTAATAGCAATTCCATGATTATAGCACCACACTCTTCTTTAAACCATATTTCATTAATAAATATGTTCTCATATAGTGGGTCCGTTCCTTGTCCCATAAGTGATGATTTTTGATAAAATGAAATGAGTTGTCCTGCATTTTGCGTTTGACCGTAGTAATTTACTCTCAATCCATCTAAATAATTAGATTGCACATTATCCGTAACCGTCGGAGTAAGACTAAATTGATAGTACATATAGTTTTGAACACTATTCGGATTCTCATATGCAGTTGCACCAGCAATACACGCTGGACACATTTCGTGATATTCTCCAACTTCACTAGATTTAAGAATTACATCTACACCGCCATAAATATTAAGCGTGTCGTAGTGGTCTTGTGCGTCATTGTAGCTAGTAGTAGTTAAATATAAATATCTAACATTTTGTAGTTTAGCCCATTGTGCGATTTCTTCTTTTTCATCTAATGTAAGCTCAATCTCATAAGTATAAAGAAAAGTAGCAAAGTTGGTTGATAGATTAATACTGTTGTCTAAATTAGTTGTTGGAGTTTCAGTTAATTTACCCTTTGAGAAAATTGCAAAAGCATTCCATTGTAGAAGGTCTGTAATATCAGTTCCAGTTGATGAACTTGATACGCTAATAGTTGCATTTTCTGCTACACCACCCTCAAAGTTAAACGAACTTCTAACAGCGTCATATGTAACTGTTGCAGTTGCAAACTGTGCCTCTGTTTCTGCTTGTACTTGTGCTTGAATTAAACTAGCTACATCTACTAAAGTTGTAGCGGTTGAAAGGTCAGTGATAATAGTATTTGTTACTCCGCCAATTTCTAAATCAAAAGCACCATCAGTAATAGATGCAAAATCAGTATAAGCCTTTTGGTCTGTTCCACCAAAAATCTTAGGTGTTAAATCTGTATCTACATATCTATAGTAAGATATCTTTTTAGGCTTTTTGGTTGTCTTAGACACAAACCCAAAATAAAATGAAGCTCTTTTGTATTCTTCGCTTGTTGTTCCGAATAAAGCACCAATAACAGATAAATCACTATTTGAAAATTCTAATACTGTATCAGGTGGTACTAATTCGTTTGTAGTAAAAATTCTTGGAATTAAATCTTTTCTTTTTACTCCAACACCACCAATTACACCCGATGTTATGTCTACATATTTTGTAAAATTAATTGCCATATTAAACTCCTATACTCTTTTAATAGTAGCGTTAAAGTTGTCAATTTTATGCAACTCACCTTTAAGCACCTGCTTATGAGTAATAGTAAAATCAAAACTAGGATTAAAAATATAGTTATCATCACTATCCATAAAAGGCACATTTCTTATTTCTGATACCCAAAGAATACCTAAGCCATTACTCTTTAAAGTGTCAAGGCTTTTTCTCCTCTGTAATATCATATATACATAACTACATAGGTCCTTAGCAGTTATAGTTAAATTGCTAGGGTCTTGCTTAAAAAGTGTATTAACTTGAAAAGTAGTTTCTTTTACTTGGGTCTCTACGCTTTCTAAAATCTGGGTATCGTTATCAATAATGTTGTCTCTTGATACTGCACCTACATTTTTATCACCCACATTGAAGAAGTAAACAGCTTTAGTGTCTGCTCCTTGTTTGGTAGGTTGATAATTCATAAGCACATCAACATCAGTAATACCTAAATCAGCTAAGCCATCAACGATTAGAGGTCTGAAAACTCTTACAATATCATAATCTAACACAAAGAACTCCTATCCAACCGTTATAATTAAACCAATCTGATTTGTCTAACAGTTGATATTTTTCGCCTTGATAGAGTATTCTATCGCTTGAAGTGTCTCTATCTATTTCAGTTAAATTTTCATTTGTATAAAGTACTCTATAATGCTTGTTAAAATCTAGTCCTAACTTTTCGTATAAACTAGAGTCTATCGTTTGAAAACTTCCATCAATAGAAATAGGCGTATCGCAACTAGGCACTTTTTGTCCTACATCATTAGTAGTGTTCCCTAAAAACTTTTCAAGTTGAACATTATCACTAGGGATTACACTTCTAGCCATATTGTATAAATTACCAATCATTTTGACACCTCATATTGAACAGCTTCAAACATAGTGTTAGTATCTTGAAGTGGTTTGTTCCCAGTTTTAGTTTGCTTCTTCTTGCCTCTACGGTTTTGTCTTGCTTTGATAGTTGCTTCACTTAATGCAGGCTTAGTAACTTTCGTAATACTGTCTTTAACATCAGCCCTTGCAGTTATTGCAACTAGTTCAAAAGGCTTAACAAAATTTCCAGATTTAAAAGCACCTTTTAAGCCACTTCTAAAAATAGTTTTCCATTTTCCCTGATTGTCTAAAGTTGGACGCATGAAAGGTCTTGGAGGTATCTTTTTTTGTGGTATTCCATATTCATTTTGTATTGCTATTTGTGCGACTGGAGTACCGTCTTCATATTTAGCACTAGAGAAAAAACCAACTTTTGCTTTAATACTATCTACACTTTTTACAGCTTTAGAAATATTAATGTTAGTTTTTCTAGTTACTTTCATTAAAAGTTACCTTGTCTTTTAATAGCCATAGTCTCAGGACTTCCACCGATATAGAAACCACCAACAACCAAAAGAGATAATAAAGCTAAAAGTTCTTGACCATAAATAGTTTGATTTAAAAAGTAATCAAAATCATCTTTGCTGCTAGGATCTGCAATAGTTACAGAAATTTTATCAATACTTGCAGAAGTAATTACTCCCGCAGTATTTCCACTATTAGTATTAGTTTGAATTTGCAACAAGTGTGCAGTCATTAGATATTCAATAGTTTTAAGTTGCCCTTCATCTAATACGCAATTAGTTTCATTTTTAAAAAATATCGTAGCTTTATTAAAAGCAATAGTAATTACACTATCAGGATATTTTGTATTGTCGCTAAATGCAGGATAAATTTCTCTAAACTCTGTTATATCTAATGTCACACTTGCCATACTTCAACCTTACTTTTTAGTATCTTTTTCAACTACTTCGGCTTTTAAGCCTTTGTAATCTTCTTCTTTTTTCTGTGCCGATTTATCTTTTTTAGTCATATCTTTAGAAGCTACTTCATCTGCTTCGGCTTTTTTAGACTCAACTTTGATAAACCCTTTTTCAATCCATTTTTTGAAGTGATTGTCATCTTTAATTAAATCGTACTCTTTATCATCTAAAGTAGTTAAAGCACCTTTAGGAGTGATTAAAGTTCTCTTGTTAATAACATTTGCTTTACCATTAATAGTAATTGCACCCGTTACAACTGGCTTACCTTCTGCATTTTTTGCGTAAGTTGCTACTTTATTGTCTGCCGACATTGTTGAATAAATATATTTCATTTTTCTTTTTCCTTTTTATTTTATTTTTATTAAAGCAAGGGGATTACATTCCCGTTGCTCTATATACTAAGTAAGGTCTTTTCATAAGAACACCAGCTAAGGCATTTGTAAACCCTTCTTTGTAGCCACCTACTTCTTGACCTCTACCAATAGACATAAATTTCTCTGGTACTAATTGGTCAAATACTCCTCCACCATCTGTTGAATCGTTCATATGGTCGTCTGCATACATATAGAATACATTTGCACCACCGTTTGCACCGTCTAATTCAGGTACGTAGATGATTCTACATTTTGGATAAGTTTCGTTAATCCATTTTTGAATTGAGATACCAAATTCATTTACTTCTGTTAAAGTATCAGCTCTTTCTAATGGAATAGCCCATGTGAATGAGTGTAGCGTAGGGTCAAAGTTTCCACCCGATGTTTTTCTTAAAGAAGAAACTGCACTTGTAAAGTCTGTTTGTCTTTCAACGAATGTTTTTGTATTCCACTCTGGATTACCACCTGCACCATTTGGTAAAGTTACATAAGCTGATAAGTTAGGGTCATTAAGGAAACCATAAGTTTTATTAATACCAGTATTATAACCATAGAAACCTACTTCATTTCTAGCGATTTCTAAAGCAGTTGCCGCAGCACTTCTTTTAATCTCGTCTGGATTTTCACCCATTTTTCTAGCTCTACCATCACCTAGCATTTCTGATTGCATACCAATTACAAATCTAACGATGTCTCTTGACTCATAGTCTGCATTGTATGAAGTGAAAGGAATATCTACACCATCAGCATAAGGCTTAACAGTAGCAGTTTGTTCTTCAACTCTTTGTGTGATTTCTTGCATATACCAGTCGCCAACTGTTACCATTCCTAACAATTCGTCAATTTTTCTGACTCTTGTTAATTGCTTAACTGTTCCCGGTAAAAACTCTCTTAAGTTAGAAATATTAGCTGATACACCACCAGCAATAAAACTTTCTTGTGCGTCCATACCAAAAGACTCTACACCATTTGCACCGTAAGAAATACCTAAAGACGGTAACATTGCCATATGGTCTGGATTGTTACTATCAAAAGTATTAATTTGTTTTAAATCTCTTGCTTTAAAATTACCTTTAACTAAAGACATCTATTCCCCTTTATCTTAATTCAATTACTGCTAAACCGTTAGCTTCTGCTGGAACGATTACTTTACAGTTTGAAATTTGCGTTTGTCCTGCCCCAGCAGTTCCCGCACCTAATGCACCTGTAGCATTTACGAAATAAACATCAGCGTCATAAGCAGCTACACCGCCTAAATCAACAAATACTCTACCCTCTTTGATAACTGATACTTGCGTACCATCTGCAACATCATTTGTAGCACCTAAAGAAATATTGTAGTTTGGATATTGTTTTGGTAAACCTAAGATACCTGCAAAAGTATCTGTACCACCCATAGCAACTGTTTCTCCGTCTGTCGTCGTTACAGCACCACCAACAGTACCAACACCACTATTGTCAAGCACATATGAATCAATGATACTTAAAGAATCATCGTATAATTCTCCAACAACACCATCTGCTAATTTTGTTTTTACTTCTGATTGTAAAGCCATTTATTACTCCTTACGAATTGAATACATCTAATGATGTAGAAATTTTATTTGTTTTAAACTCTTTTTTAGAGTCCATACCTTGCGATTTAGTATCTACTTTTGCAGCAGCTAAATATCCGTTTAATGTCGCTAACTCTTGACCTTCAACAACATCAAGTTTTAATTTGTCTACTCCATAAGATACTACTCCGTTTAAGTCCATGTCTAAATGGTCGAAACTTCCAACTAATGGAGTCAATTTTAAAGCTAGTCTATCTCTTTGTGCTAATTCTTGCATAACAGTTTTTTTGATAGATTCATCTTGACCTTTTGAATCTTTTTTCATTTCGTCCATTTGTTTTTTCATTTCTTCCATGTCTTTGCACATAGCGTCATATTCTTTTTTCATTTCATCGTATGATTTTGCGTCTTGACCTTCATCTTTTTTTTCTTCTTCTTTTTTGATTTCGATTTCTACATCTTCTGCTTTTTTCTTTACTGCTTCATCTAAAGCATTAACTCTATCTTCAATAGGCTTTAAAGCTTCATCTAGAACAGCTTGCATTTCTTCTTTTGTAATAGCCACTTCTTGCTCCTTAAGTTTAATATCGTTTCTATCCATTGTTACAACGGTTTTCAATGCACCATCAACAACAGACACCTCTTTACCCATTCGCCCCTCTTCTACAAGTGCGATATGATTTCCTCTAAGGTTAGTTTGAATTGCGTCATACTGTTTACCCTCAAAGTTACCACTCTCAAAAACATACTTACATTTATAGCCTAAAGATAATTCCTTCTTTCCTCCCTCGATAAGATTTTTCATTCTTTCACTATATACTTTCATGTTTCCATAAAGTACACCATCTTTAAAATAGATATTCTCTCCTGTTGTTCCTTGAACACCTTTCTTTTCAGCAGGTGTTGCGTCAGTTCCTAACATTTCGTGTTCATCTATTAATGGTACAAGTTTAAAAGAATTGATTGTCTCTTTGTTTGAAAGTTCCGAAGCTGGTCTATAAACCATATATATACGATTAGGCTCACTAGCTCCAATTGAACTACCTAAGTAAGGAAATACTCCTACTTTACTTATAGGTCTATCTTCAACAGGAATGAAACCGTTATCATCTGCAAGTACATTTAGCATTAAAAACCTTTGTAAAATTTTTACATAGCAATTATAGCTAAAAGTGTTACTAAAAGTAAAGGTATTTGCAATTTTATATATTTTTGTTGCATTTTAATTAATGTTTAAGTATAATATTTTTGTCCCTTAGGGGATACTCTTTCATTTTCTTTTCTAATCTTCTAAGAGGGGTTTTCCTTTCCCCTCTTTTTGTAACTACTTGTAACATTATTAAATAAATATCACAAATAATAGTAAATTTCATTGACATTGATTGTATATGATTATAGAATAAATAAAAAAGGATAAATAATGATTGATTTAAATATACCTATTTGTAGAGCTAAAATGATTTATAGTGATGGGTATTTTGAAGGGTACTTTAGCCCATGTTATTATACCATTGATGATGGCATACCTAGCATTGTTAATTATGACAAAGCCCACCCAATCGACCCATCAACATTAGAAATATCATTAGATGGTAAAAACTGGAAGAAGTTATCAGAAGTAAATCTTAAAACAGATTATGAATTGGATATGATTACATACAATGGATATTGTAATGGTTGGAACAACGCTTTAAAAGAAAATGGAAAGCCACCTCATGTCTTACATGAGTCTATTATGAGAAATAAAGAGTAGATTAAATTCTACTCGTCAAACTCTAGTATAGGGTAATAGTAACACTTACAGTTCACCAATTCTGAGGGTTGTATTTTTCTCCCAACTTCTGGGTCATATAATCCCTCATCTAAGTTAAAAACTTTCCCGTCCATTTGTTGATGTGATTTTCTGGGGTCAAGCATACCACCACTCGCATGTCTCCACACAGCCTTACTAATACCATTTTGTTTCATTCTAGCCTTATCCAAACTAGCTGATGTTTTTCGATATTGGTCTTGTGCTATCATTCTACTACGCCTTAACGTTTGCCCTGATAACTTCTGCAAATTAGGTACTAAATCTTGAAGTCCGTTTCCGTCCGTAATACTTCTATACACATAGCCCTCTACTTTATCTAAATATTGAGATTGTATCGACTTAATATAACTAGCTGATTGATTAGCACTAGCTTTAATCATTTCTTTTGTTTCTGCTGATAAGTCTTTGACATTGATTGTTAATCCTTGCTTCATAGACTCTAAACTAGCTTTAACACTTGCTTTGCTGTGTCTATTGGCTTGACTAACCATTTTGTTGGTTATCTTCTTCCCTTCTATATCAAATATCCTAGAATACTTTTTAAACAACTTTGATAACAATATTCTACTTTGTGATGTGATACTGGCGTCCTCTGCAAAAAATGCAGGGCTTTCTTTTTTAAATAACTTTTTAAGTTCTCTTTCAACTTCTTTAGTCATAGCATTTGTAAGGGATTCAATCTTTTTTTTATATGATTGTTCTATTCTTATATTAGGCTTAAGAGGCTTACCCTCTATCATTGTTGGTTTAAATTTAGCCATTAGTTACCTTTTGTAGCAGTTAGTTAATTTTATTTTTATATTATATCATTTTTATTGATTGTTGTTAAGGGTTGAGATATAATTAAGTAAAAAGGATTAGAAATGGAAAATAAAACAAATTTTAAATTATTTAAAAAATGTGATTGTTGCAAAAAAGTAAGACATATAAATCTTTTTGATAAAGATAATACTTTTTATGAAACTAAAACTTGTAAATTATGTGAACAAAAACAATTTAATGATGCAATGTGTGCTATGAATGATTATTATATAGAAGAAGCGGAAAGACAATCTAAAAATGTAAAAGAAATTTTTAGTGAGTTAGCGGGTATGGTATGCGAAGAATTTGTTAAAGATATAAAAGATTGCATTACGGACTGTGAAGGTGGTTATGATTTTGAAATTGTTGATTTACCACGTGGGGATAAGCAAACTGAAAATTATAGTTTTATAAAACATATTTATATAGATCAGAGTTGTGGATGTTGTGGTGATGATTATTATGGAGAGGTTTATATTCCACTTCCTGATAATAAATATCTACAATTTAGTTTTCAAGGTTAGGAAATGGTAGAGTAGATTAATTTCTACTCTAAAGCCCCATGATAAATCTCAATACTATCTTTTAACTCGTCTATTAAATACTTAGGAAGATACCATTTTAACCAATCTGCTTTTTCAATAGTAAAATCATTGTCATTATACTTAATATTAAACCAAACTTTATTTTCTCCTTCTTGGATTAATAAAATTGTATGTGGCTTGTATCCTATGTCTAAAGCTTCTTTATCATCTGCTTGTCTAAATATAACTTTATACTTGTCATTACTAAATAATGTCGTTTCTTTAATTTTCATGCTAATCCTTTAATAATTCGCTTACAGATTTTGAACTCCAAAACTTACAACTCCAATAACCAGCTTTTGTCTTATCCGTTTTTTCTTCGCAGTTGTGTCTAGCTCTAAAGTTTTCTCTTGACTCTTTGTCGTCTCTTTTAATTTCCATATTGCTATCTCCAAATCTCACAAGGATAACATTTCCTTTATCGTTTTGAACATATACACCAAACTTTTTACTCTCGTTAGGTGTTCTAAATGGTTTATTAAGTTCTACTTCTTTCCCTTGATATTTAGCATCTTGAGTCTCTTCTGTTATCTCTTCTAAAATATCATTAGCAAAATATTCAATCTCTCTTAATCTTTTCTTAGCTTCGATTTTACTTTTATAGCCTTTGCTTAGTTTTTCTCCATTTTCACTATACACATAATATAAGTCATTTTCTTTTTCTATGTAGTCCATTCCGTCTTGTGTATTATCATATTCGCTTAAGTCGTATTCCTCAGGCTCTGACATTTCCATATTATAAAAGCTACTTGTAGGGTCTTGAATTAAAGTTTTGCTCGCGTCTTCTTGTGAAATTAGCCCTGCATTTGATAATGTTGCTAATTCAGTTGCCTTAAAGTTGTTTATCTCTGCTCTTTCTCTTTCTGTTACGCTGTCTAATTCATTCCAAATGATAGTCGGGTTAAATTTTTCGATACCCTCTGATTTAATTAATATTTCATAATGTCTATCCAATAAAGGCGTAAGTGTGTAATCTTGAATGTTTTCTAATTCTTCGTGATATGAGCTTTCTTCTGTTTCTCCACTTGAAAAACCTTTCATTGGAGCATTAAGCATTTTATAAGATGGTATATTAACTAAGGCACAGAATAACTGAAATTGAGTCATAATGTTTACGTCTAAGTCTGCTAATGATGTGTCTATCTGTGATATTTCATCTTCTTTATCTGCAAATTTGATACCGTAGTTATCTCTGTATGCTAACCAATCATTCATTCTCTCTTTAAACTTAGTAAAATTTGACATAATCTTACTCATGCCTGACATTTTAAAGATATTTAATCTTTTGCTTAATGCTAGGTTTGGAACTTCGTCCGCTATTCTTTCTGCTGCGTAAAGTCTTTGATATACTTTTTGTGTAAGAGATAATCCTGCGTATTGATAAGAAGGTTTAAGTATGTCGGCTACCTCCTCCCCTCTTGTGATGATTAAATGTGATTTATGATACTTTCTACCATTACTAATCCAATAAGTAGGCTCATAAAAGTCTAAGCTAGTTGGGTCTGATAAGTTAGCACCTGTTAAATCGGGAGTAATCCAATATGGATCAATTTGTTTAATCCCTTTGTAGCTGTTTTTCTTCACACCGTCAATGTTAAAAGGGTTTTTATAGAACTCTTCTGGGTTCTCATGCTCAATATCAAATACAGCTATTCTAATTCCATATACTTTAGTGAAATAAGATTGATTAACTAATTTTTCTTTAATTCTAAACTTCTTATCTAGTTCAGCTATTTTATCAGTAATCTTAGGGTCTAAGTCTTCTCCATCTTGTGATGTGACTTGCCAACCTTTCCTTATAGCGTCTTTAGCAGGAATTGAGCAAGCTTTACTTATCATTCCATGTTGTGCCATAATTCCCATTGTTTGAAAACCAATAAACGCATTACTTGCATACCATTTATAGATTAGTGGATTAATACCATATTCAAATCTTTGCACGAAAGCGTTGTTGTATATAGCACTATCCATGCCACTTTTACTTATACTAGGTTTTACTTGTACACTTGAAGCGTAAGCATTTTGATATATTTCTGTTTTTGATTGTTGGGTTACGCCTTTAATGTCAGCATTAAAAAAACTTTCTGACTCTTTAGGCTGCTCTTGTGGTTGTTGTTTTTTAAAGAAGGAAAACATTACACACCTTATTTTTTTGATTTATTATACCATAATTAATAAAGTGTGTAAAATAGTAGCTATTCAATGATTAGTTTTTCTATTTCTTCTCTTGTTGCAGGTCTAACACTATACTTATCAACAAAAACTATTTCTCTGCCATTTCTTAAATCTAAAGCAACTAGTTTTTTATCTTCAATCCGTAGAAAAGAAAGCAATAAGCTAGAGTTTTCTTTGATTAACATTTTTCCTATATTGTTAGCATCTTCGTACCACCCTTTTGCAATTACAGTTAAATGATAACTTCCTATGCCTGCAAAAGTGTTTTTACATATTCCATCTTTATTCCATACAGTAGCAAAGCCATCAACAAAACCAATTATATTTCCTTCTTTATCTTTTGATTTTAGCTCATATGAGTACATATCTATATTATCTGGAATTTCTACCCCAAACTCTTCAAAGTTATTTTTATACTCCTTAGTTATCTCTAATCTTTCTCCGCTATTATTTTGATATGTAACATCCGATTTAGATACTTCTTCCCGTTCGCTACCCTCTAGTTCTTCTTCACAAGTTCCATTTGTTCTAATAAATAAATCAGCGTCTATTTCTTGTTCATCACCATTCTCGAAAATACGATTGCTTGCCCCATGGTATAATATATCTCCACCATGAAGATACATAAAGTTAGCTCCAGAATATAGCTTTTGAGACCCGTCTCTCCATGTAGCACCATTCTCAAAACAAATCTTTTGCACCTTTTTACTTTGTTCTGGCGTAACTCTCATTTTAATATTAGTTTTAATCATTTTCTTTCCTCATTGATTCAATTTGAACATCTATATCTTTTAGAGTTTTTTCTAACATATCTTTTGTATTGCTATCAACATGGCATTGCCAAGTATAATCATCTGCCTTTAACTTTAGAATTTCTATTTTTGCTTTTGTAAGCTCAACAATCAGTTTTATATTTTTTAATTTCATTTTCTATTCCTTTTTTTTAAATAAACTCTATAATAGCATACCCCAAATATGCAACCATACAAACAATAAATATTACCAAAAAATAATAAATTGCTTTTTCACTTTTGTTAAGTTGTGCTTTCTTTAAAGAAAACCACGCGTTAGGAAACAACACTGCTTATCCTTTTTTATTTAATTATCCAAGATAACTCAAGAGGAGTTGCAACTTCTTCTTTTTCTAAAAAATCATTGCAAACATTTTTTAACTTTTCTTTTTCATTTTCTATAAGTTCATCAAGAGTATTAAAAAGGTTTTCTTCAAGTTTTTTAACTCTTATTGTGAATAAATCCTCATTTGGAATTAATGTATAAACTTTACTCCCTACATTACAATTATAACCTACTATTTTCATCTTATAAATATATTTATCTCTAAAATAAACATAATCTTCTATTTTGAATTTCATATATATCCTTTTTTATTTAATTATAGCACACCTCATCATATGCAATAATAAATACTAAACTAAATTTGTAATTTTATATTTACTTGTTACATATAGTTACAAAATGGTATAATAAAATAAACGAAAGGTTAAATTATGGCAGTCAACATAAGACAAGCACGAACAGACATAGAAGTCATAGGCAATGAAAATATATTTTATAGACACTTTACGAATGCAGGTGAGGAAAGTCTAGCAGTAGATGGGAGCATTACACCAGTTAAATATACACTTGAAAACTTAACAGACGCAGACAAGTTTATTCTAACTAGAATTGATTTTTTAATAAGCGTGGGCGACATAGTGGACATTAATCAATTTGGTAACTTGACTAGACTTACTAACGGTTTATTATTTAATGTAGATGGAAGTAGAAATCTACAAACTAATGGAGATTTAATGCTATTTCTAACAGACGCTACTATTGATAGTGTAAAAGTTGAAGGCTTAACTCAATCAATTATCAACGGTCATTGGGACGTAGATAAAGCTTTCTTTAATGGCTTAGTATGTGAAAAAGATAAGCTATATTTTGAAGTTAGAGACAATCTATCTACTATTAGCTATATAAAAGCAACTGCTAGTGGGCTTAAACTTTAGCCCCCCTATGCAAAGAATGAGTTATACTCCACTTCGTGGAAAGCTAATAATACAGCATCAGCTTTATTTGGCGATTTAATCCCTCTTTTTCTCATATCTTTTTTACTCTCAATCTGTATCTTTCCTTTTTCATTAAAGAAGTATAAAGGTTGAGATAATTCTGATATGAGTCCATTATCACTTAATATAGATATGTTTTCATTCTTGAATCTATCTCGCATTTTCCACCATAGTTCAGCCCGTAGATTAATAAATGTGTCTTTGTTAGTTTTCTCTCCATAGTTTCCATTTGTTGGACTCTCTGCAACTGATACAGCGTTGCATTCTATCCCATCAGTACCAACCATATTAAGAGTTGATTTAACCCCTGCACCAACTCCGATACTATCATAATTAAGTATCTCTACATTATGCTCTTTGCATATTTCAAGTGCTTTCATAGTTGTTTGGCCTACATCTAAGCCACTCCACTCATCTATATAAAATAGCTTATTTCCTTTTCTAATTGCTAGTGCGTTTTTATCGTTCCCATCATCTGCAACATCAAGTCCTGCAATAATCATTCCGTCATCTTCAATATCAGTATTAACACATTTTCTTATATACTTAGCAGGAATACAAATATTAGGAAGTGAAGCATCATAATCAATGTCGTACTCTTGTGCAAAGATGATGTCTCCAACTTCTTTAATTTTCTTCTGTTTCCAATCTTCATTTTTTCTAGGATCATCAGTCCAATGAAAAGTAAATTTAGGCACATTACCTGCTACAATTTTTTGATGGAATGGATTACCACTACCATTAGGAGTTGATATATCAATTTGCACGTCTGTATTTGCTACAAGTGAAGCTTCAATTAGTTCTGGCCTCTCATAAAAGGCTGATTCATCTTTAAAGTATATTGAAGTTCTACCACCCCTACCGATATTATCTCCACTCTCTCCCGTGATTGTTGCTCCGTTTTCAGGGTTAATAAATCTCATGTAGGTTAAATGGTCTTGCTCTTTAAAACCTTTAGGCAAAAAGAAGTCTGGTAAATACCTCAACAACATTCGCCCTTTTTCAAAGATAGATGAAGGATTACCTATCTTATCAACAAAGTCTGCTTTCCTTGAACCAAAGCCTGCACTAAAACCATCTTCATATAGCCATTTATGAATACTCCACGCCATAGCTAACCATGACATACCACTATCCCTTGATTTTTCACAAATACCATTTTCATTATTAGTGTATCTATCTTCTATAAACTGTATAAATTCTTCTTGTCTAGGAAATAGTATAAACGGTACAAATTTATTCTCTTTTAGTCTTGGGTCAAAAGTTACAACCCAATCGTTAATAAAGTCAATAGGCTTATCTTTGTAATATGCTTTAGCTACTTGCCTATTATGTTCTGATTTATTTATCTCTTGTAGAGCTTCAAATCTTTCTTTAAATGTCATTTCTTTTTAATCATATCCAGGTAAGTATCTGATATTTCTTTTTGTGTCATATCTTCTATGTTGAGGTTAGCGTTAGTTTGTTGTGCGTTTGTATTCTGTATATTAATTTGACTATTGGCGTGTCTTGGTGCTACTTCTAAAGTAACCCCTATCTTGTCATTAGCCTCTGCAAGTTCTTTTAATTCCTTAGCTGGCATAGTGAAAATCTTTTTGACTTTGCCCGTCTCTTTATCTTCTTGTTCTACCGTGTAAGATTCTACAATACTAGGTACTTTACTTGCTAATAATTCAGCATTACCTAACACTAAGTTTCTTCTTCTTATTTTTTCATCTGCAATATCATCAGCAATAGTCAAAGCAACTGTTCCAGACTGTTCCAAAACTGTTCCTTTCTGTTCCATTAATTTTACTTTAGTTTCGATATAATCGGAATTCTTACCCTGTTCCCATTGTTCCCTTTTTGCTCTTTGAGATATTGTATTTCTTGCTATTCCAGTCTTATCTTTTATCTTAGAAAGAGATAATCCAGCTTCATAATATGCCTTAGCCTTTTCCCATTGCTCTTTAGTATATGCCATTGCTAAGCCTTTTCAATACTTTCTATTCTATAATCTTTTAAAGTTGGAGTATCGCATATCTCATCTAAATGTATATTGTCTTTAATTTGTTGCTTTGTGAACTCTCTACTAAATGGGTTAACCCCATTTGTGTAAGTTACTCTGTATTTCTTTTCCATTCTAAACCCTCTCCACAATATCCAAAATTAAAACCACTATTGCAATAGGAATAAAAAGCCATGCAATATAATCAGCCATTACTTTAACTCCAACCTCACTTTTTTAATATCCCAGTATTTGCCAAACAACTTAATCGACTTAATATCCCTATCGCCCATCAGCTGTAAACCCTTTAAAATAATAGGCACTTTATTATCATAAGTAATGATATAGTTTTTGTTGCCTTCTATTTTGATATTCATACTTTTTCCCTTTTAATTGCCTATTATACCACAATCCAACATACTAACATATTAATTTATTGCGTTTTACCTTATTAATTTTGTTTTTTGTTGTTCGCTCTTCAACTAGCATATTCTTAACCGTGACTATGTGATTATCTCTCGTTTCTAATCTTGCATAATCAGGCAATAGGTTGTTATCTATTGCCCTTTTAAAAGCTTTACGATTTAATCCTAGTCTTTGTCTGGCTCTTTTATATGCGTGCTTAGTTATTATCATAATACTATTGTAACTAAATTATATATAATCAGATATTAAAACTAATATTGTTAAGCCTATAAATAATCTAGTTAAAAAGTCAGCCATTATTTATTCTTAATTAAAAATAATCCAATTATGCCAAGTGCAAAATCTATAACAATTGAAGCTACCATAATATTTTTACTAGATTTAATTACTTCAAAAGTATCATAGTTTGAAAGTTCTGACAATGTTATTCCTGATGTTATCAGTAAAGCTACTGATACAATTAATATAAAAGTATTTTTCATTTTTTATCCTTTAAACTTATATGCTTTTGTTCCAGTTATATTTAAACTGTTAACTTTAATATTCCCATGTATTGCAATTGCTGCAACTAAACTCATTTTAGCCATCTGTTTCATCCAACTTTACACTATTATTTACATCATCACACTTTATGCTATATATAGCACCATTATATAAACAAGTATCACCACTTCTTAAATCCATTTGCTTACTGTCAATCATGTCCCAAAACTTTTTTTTAGTTAGTTTCATTTGCTGTCCCTAGTCTTGATTAATTTGTTTATTTCGTCAAAAGATAAAAAATCTCCATCTTTTATAGAATTAAATCTGTCATTTATTTTTTTATTATAAAGGGCTTTGATTAGCTCTCTCTTTCTTCTTCCAAGTTTGTTACTATCTTTATATATAACTCCACTTTGCAACATATTTTTTATAAATCCAACATAGCAAGTGCTTCCTATAAAAAACATACCTTTTATTAATCTTCGTCTACCTTTAAAATTTTTTATTTTGCGTCCTTAATTAAATGTATTATCCAAACAAAAAAGCTTATAATATATAAGCTCCAATGAAAATCAAAACCTGATATTAATAGCCAACTAATTAGTAGTGTCATTTGTTGTCCTTATTAAACGTTTGCTTAAAATATGGTAACTTATAACTCATATATCCAAAATGAATAAGCATTAATATATATATTATTAAATCATACCACATTATAACAGTTGGCAATCCGTTTAACTTTTCATAACCATAAGCCAAACCGTTTAATATTTGCCATACTATCAAATGAAAAAAGAATAATTGAAACCAACT